ACTTACAGTACTTATCTCAGAGATAATAGAAGGAGCCATCCACTACACTTGCCCCTGTAAGAATACCTTGCAATCTCCTGCTGGGAACGTTGGCGTTCCTGATGCAATGGTCATTGTAATCGCAATATATCTTAAGCCCGTTGTTGAGATCGCTTTCAAAGCTCCAGTGTTATTTGCAATACTGATGTCATCTCCAATCTGAACCCATTTGGAATTGGTTGCTGGAGTGGCATCTCCCTCATCGTGCAGTGTTCCCCAGACCTTTGCAGTTATAGTTGCACTCATTCCATTATTCCTGATCTGGATAGTGGAGTTATCGAACACTTCAATCTGTTGTGCCAGTATCATCACAGTGGTTCCACTGAATGCAGTAGCAGCGTTCTCGATAAGCGCCGTCTTTACGGATGCACTGTGCCTTTTGTTTGTTACTGTATTCGCCATCAGTCATCCCCGACAACGACATCTACCTTTCCATCGCCATCGAGATCTATGCCTATGCCCTTCTTCTTCTTGAGTCCTTTAGGCTTCTTGACCTTATCTATTACAGACTTCGGTGGCTTTACTTTTTCTTTCTTGGCTTTGCCTTTGGATTTAGGAGGTCTGCCGATACGCTTAGGAGCCTTGATGTAAGTCTTAATCCCGCCCCCACCTTTGGGGGAAGGCTTGTCCTCAACCACGAACTCCCTGTTGATTTCAAGTTCTTCAGTGAGCCGTTTGCTCTCGATTTCAATCGCCTGGTTTGGCCTCCAAGATAACCATTGCCCAGAAGGTAACTTCCTACGAGTAAACCGCTTACCAGTAAAGGTGATTTTGACCATTTAATTAGCCCTCCAAACACCTATGCCGTCAGATCTCTGATACTACCGCTTGTGCTTCTTTGATATGCTATCAATTCACCAGCAGTTACGAAAGCAAATTCTTTGCTTAGTTTCTGCAATACTGCAAGGTTCTGATTGTCAACATAGGTTGTTGGTGCTGCTATTCTCATTGCAAGTGCTGTAGTATCTAACATATAGATTCTGGAAGCACCGTCCTTTGGTATGTGCTGTGACAGGAATATTGGTATTCCATCGTATGCGCCAACTCTCGAATCGAAGTTCAAACCAGCTTCGCCAGTAACTCCGTTCTCACTACCTGCTCCAGCTCCAGCCAGATTGTAGTTCCATGCTGCTCCAGTTGATGCTTGCATCAACTGCTTTAGATTCTGATATGTGTCATATCCAGTTAGTAGGATCAGGTTATTGTAATCCAGTCCATTTTCTAATAGAGCTGAAATTCCACCATCAATATCTGCCAATGCCAGTGCATTGTTAGTTCCATCACCTGTAAAGTGAGTATATCCTGCATTAAACCACGTTGCGGATGTAATATCCAGACCATACATATCACAATCATCTTGACTGTTACACGGAGATTGTGCATCTGCTGCATAATCTGAATCTGCCGTTACTCGGTCCAAAGACTCGAAATTAACTCCAGCAAGCCCAGCTCCAGTTGAACCGTCACTGTCTACTTCTGCTGATTTTGTTAGCATATCATCAATGTAGTAAGAGTGTGCCTCTGCACTTTCCGTTCTCAGGAAATTAAGTATTCCCTTGATACCATCATCTGCCTCAGAAAGCAATTCCGCTTTGGTGGATACTTCCCAGGGTGTTACAATCTCTTTCAGAGTTGCGGACACCTCAGCAAGGTCAGGATGATCAGTGTCTCCAAATGCTGCACCTTCTGCAAGTCCTTTGGTTGTTGTGTGACGTGCTGTCAATGCTCTCCAACCTGATTGAGTCCATGCCTCTTTCTTAAGAAGTTTAAATACTTCTGATTTGGTATTTAGCTGATTGAATACGGCTGCACCATACATGGTGTTGAATGCTTCAGCAGGAGATGTTGTAATGAACGCATCATCCGCCTTCTTTATACCGTATCTCTTGGCTATTCCAAGCGTGCCTCCGTAGTATGCTTGTACATACTCTTCAAAACTCATTCCTGCCATGTTTAGTTTGCTCCTGCTCTTTCTGCCATACGGTCAATCTCCTCGACTGACTTGGAGAACTCGGCCCAGTTGATCGCAACTGGTTTCTCCCTGGCTACCCTGCGTGTTGCAGGTGTCCTTTTGTCTCCAGCATAGACGGACATTCCAGCTTTCTCAAGGGTTTTCAATGCGTCTTTAACCGACATTGCCACTTCCTCTTCTTCCTCAAGCATTGGTTCTTCCATTGGTAGTTCTTCTTCCAGAGGTGCTTCCTCTTCTTCCAATGGCATCTCCTGCTTCTCTTCTCCGCCTGTTTCCTTGAGATATGATAAAGCCTGTTCCAAAAGTCCAGTTAGCTTATCCATATCCTTTCGCTCATAACTCTTGCCCTCTTCCAGAAGTTCCTCTTCTTCATCAGGTTCTTCCATTACTTCCTCCTCGACTTCTTCCTCTTCTGCCTTCTCAGCATCGTCGGTAGGAGGTAAGACTTCTTCATCTTCCTCGTAGTCGTTCTGGACTTCGTAATCGAGTTCAAGGGTCTTTTGCTGACCGCAAGTACAGAAATCACTCATGGGCAATAATCTAAAAACGCCTTTATAACTGTTTTGCCTCTATAACCGTTTGTATAGGCTACGGACTATATTGTTGGCCTGTTTGGAGAAATCCTCTACCCTTCGCATGTCCTTGATAATGACGTTGGTATCTCTGATACTACGCTTCCGCATCTTTACCCATTGCTGAATGTCGCTGCTCTCCTGACGGGATGCCACCAGGACACGATTCAACATCAGAAGGTGCTTCTTGATTACGTCAGTATCGCTTAACGCCTTCTTGCAGTTCTTGCAGATCATTACCTTTCGCCACGCAGCTTCTTGAATCCGCTTCTCAACACTCTTGATAACTGGTCTGCATATATGCCATCTTTCTCTACAACTCTTCGGTGTCGATAATCAGTCATTATTACATCATAAGTATCGCTGGCATCTAATACTACTGTAACGGTACCTGTTCTATTACTTTTATATTTAATACTAAATTCAAGACCTGGAATCTGACTAAATGACATAAACCGATGTGCGCCCAATTCCATTAAGGTTGATGCTCCTATCTGACGCTTAATGGTCATTGCTTCTCGGCTTCCTTTGTTCACAGGCATCTTGCAATCTTTTCTTCTTATTTTACTCCAAGCCAATAGGATTCTTTTTGCTTGGCCTCTGTCCATACCGTATTTCCGTTGGAGATAACGTGCAAGTGCCATCCGACTTGAACTTCCCTCGGAAGGGAATTTACCAGATTCGACCAATTCATCTAAATAATCATATATCTCCTCGTCCTCCCAGACTGGTGATTTATGCCAATCTCTTCTTTTAACCACTGGCATCTTGCAATCCTTACACAGCTCTGCTTTGTTGTAGTTCATCTATTTACCTTGAATGGTAGACCGTGTTCTCCATAATGTTCTGCCATTTCGTCAAACATATCCCCTGGTGCCTTGCCCTCCTTGACGCGGCGCGCAAATTCTATTATCTTTCTGCGGGAACGGGGGTCGAGCTGACGCTTTGGAATCTCCCACCGCCGAATATTGCCTCTGTAAGTTATGAACGCAACTTCCTCATAGTCTCCATGAACTTCCCTCAAGGTGTTTGCTGCTGACCAACCCCCACCCAGATTAAAGAACTTGATCCTGAACCGTCGCTTCTCAACGGGCATCTTGCAATCCTTACACAGTTCTGCTTCGTTATAGTTCATGCAAGACCCCTATCAATCATAGACCTCATCATGTTGGCAGACATTTGCAAACGTATTATTACCTCTCTGCTATTAACTATGTCTTTTTTTCGGATTGTGTGTTGTACGTCTTTAACATCATAACTCATTTTGTCTGCAAGTGATTTGAGCTTTCTGAAATCTGGCAATCGGCCTACTTTCTCAACAGGCTTCTTGCAATCCTTACACAGTTTCATTCCCAACTTCCTTCGGCTTCTCTCAACGCCCTGTCTATTGCTCGTCGAGACACACACCCACGTTCTTTTCCGTTTTCGGTGATTACTCGTCGAGTGCGACCTCTAATCAATTCTCTATGAATAGTAGTGCCATCTGATAAATCCAATAAACGATTAAATTCTCTTTTATCCCAACACTTGTAGTCACCACTACCATGTTCTGCGTTTTCTAAAATTCTAACAATTTGTCGCCTTCTCTCTTCAGTTCCAAAACCAGATTTCTCTACAGGCTTCTTGCAATCCTTGCACAGTTCTGCTTGGTTGTAGTTCATAGTCTAAGCCTATCCACCAGTTTCTCAAGTTTTTTAGCTGCTGCCGATGCATTCCTTAAATGCCTGTTGAGTTCAGCGTTTACCTGGTCAAGATCGCCACCATCAACAAATGCCTCTTTTATTCTTTCAGTGTCCACTACATTTTCATGGACCACCCTGATTTTCGGTATGAATATTATCTTAAGTGCTTTTATCATTTGGCGGTCACGGTACTTAGGAGTAAGAGCTTCCATCCCGCGCTTCATTTTCTCTACTGGTTTCTCTGGCATCTTGCAATCCTTACACAGTTCTGCTTTGTTGTAGTTCATCTTTTTAACCTGCCGAGGTACCTGTAATATTCAATTAGTACGTCGTGGGCCGACTCTCTTAATGCCATTACTCTATTGAGTTCATTCAGTGCGTATTTTTTGTCCCTGCCTTCTAATGCAGCATAACCGCTTTTAACATTTCCTCGCAACGAACTTAGATGAAGATTTAATTGGCCCAACATCTGCATTCCTTTCATCACTTCTTTTTGATGTCTGACAGTCAGATGTGTGTCCCTCTTCTTATTGAGATCCTCTACTGTAAGTGATGAGTAGTTGCTCATTTTATCCCTGCAATCTCATTGGCGCGGTCCTCTATGGATGGATAAAATTCTCTGGCTATGTAAACTTTATCTGCCCTGGTAAGGACAGGAGGGTTGCCCATTCTGTTTAATTGGTAATAGCGTAGTTGCGCTGGTTTAGCCAAGTTTCTTTCCAGTCCTCCTAAAAATAAATCCTTGTTGAATACGCCACGCTTCAGTTTACGGGCCATGTTCTTTGCCCAGGGTACTAACCGTTGACGATAGAACAGCGAATCGTTTTCCAATGTCAATACTATATCACGCATCATTATCTTGTCTATCTTGATCACTGGCATCTTGCAATCCTTGCACAGTTCTGCTTTGTTGTAGTTCATCTCCAACTTCCTCTGTCCATCCTTCGTAATTCCGTGATCATCTCCTCAATCCTATATGCTTGATCCCCTGCAACATTCACTGAGGATTCCATCGTGTCCGCCATTCTCTCAAGCGACACGGTAACAGAATAATACTCTGACATGCTTCTGTCCCCAGCTTCTCGCGCACGTCTCTTGCCCCGAACTTCCAACTTTCTTGCGAGGTTCTTTATCTTTTTTGCGGGTGCAAGCAGGTTCATCAACCTGCTACTGAAGTTGCCTACTTCAACCTCCAGCAGTTGTAGTAACTGGTTAGCAGGAAGTGCTTTCTCTACTGGCTTGCTTTCTGACTTGTTCATCTTTCCGTATGTTTGATTGTAGCTCATTAGAACAGCCACTCCATTATTCTCTCTAACTGATATTGAATCTTCCTTCTATCCCTTTCATTCTCAAATCGAGACGCATTAATAAGTGTTTCAAGATTGGTGAACATCCTATAAAGCTCCCTGTCACGCTCGCGCACACTGAACTTCTCGACTTCTACTGGCTTGTTACACTTGCCACATTTTTCTACTGGTTTGCTGCATTCTCCACACTTCTTTATATGTGAATTGCACTCTAACTCGTTTTCCGACACGTTTTCTCCTGATTTTTGATAATAAAAGTGACCACCTCTTTTCCCACGTTTGACATCCACGCCTTCTGGTGCATCTGATGGTTTATCTATATATATTCTCTTTTTTGGTTTTTCTTCTTCTTCTTCTTCTTCGTCATCTTGTTTTGCCATTGATACAGTTTGCACTGTCGCCTCTGGGTTGGCAGGGCTATCCCCTACCCAGCTTACACTCCATAATCCTAACTTGTCGATCTTGGTGAAACAACTCTCTCCTGGTGGGCAGACCTGATTCTGGCTAAGTGCCTCTCCCCTGATACTGCTGGCTCCATTGCTTCCGAACTGCTGAATCTCCTTCCATATCTTATCATGCATGTCCAGCTTGTTGTGGATTCCTACCCGCAACAGTACCTTGTCATCCTTGATACGCCAAGCAAGTGGCTGGCCTATCGGTATCTCATCATGCTTGTAGGCATAGATTCCATATTTCATATAGAAGTTCATTGACTCCTTCAAAGTCTCTGTGGGAATCATATCACCCTGCTTATCGACGATGGGAGACGAGATGAAGGTGTCCATTACCCTGCTGTTGTACCAATTCCGAGAAGTTGACCACTCGCTATCAGCTTGCTTGTACAATAAACCACTCATCTTTTACACACCTATATCATCCTTTAAAACTGTTTTGCCATTCTTTGTAGCATCGTGGACATAGGATTAAATTAGGATCATCCTTTGTGTAGACCGAGGCCCACCATCCTGCATGGGGATTCCTGGCTACCCTGCACTTGGCACACTTCATTTCTTCCTCGATACTATCCAGACGGATTCCATCTTGGCTCTCTTCTTCCAAGGCAGCTTGGTGATGCTGACTCCCTCGGCTGGGGTATTCGTATCCCACATCCTGTTACCTTTTACTACCATGTAGTGATTGCCA